GGTGGAAAGCAGCAAGCTGGTCGTCAATCTCAGCAACACCGCACGCAAGGCCGTGCGCGAAACCCTTTCAATCGGTATTTCGCTTGGGCAAGGCCCCCGCACCACGGCGCTGGACATCGTGGGGCGCGTCAGCGCCCGCACGGGAAGGCGAGAAGGTGGCCTAGTAGGGTTGACACCCGCCATGGCGAAATACGTCATGAACGCCAAGCTGGAACTTCTCTCGGGCGACCCGGCGCTCTTGCGCAACTATCTCACGCGAGAGCGCCGTGACGCCCGCTTCGACCCCAAGGTGCTGCGGGCGCTTGCCAGCGGCACAGCGCTGAAGGCCGAAGACGTGACCAAGATGGTGGGTCGCTATTCCGACAGCCTCTTGCAGCTTCGGGGCGAGAATATTGCACGCACCGAGACGATCCTTTCCCTGCACGCTGGCCAAGCCGAGAGCATCCGGCAGATGATCGAAACCGGCAAGGTGCGGGAACAAGACGTGATGAAAATCTGGCGCACCAACCGCGACGGGCGCGAGCGGCGCAGCCATTACATCCTGCACGGCAAGAAGGTGGCCTACCAGCAGCCGTTCATCTCGCCCGAGACGGGGGCGAAGATGATGCACCCCGGCGACCGTGCGCATGGCGCGTTCCCGGAAGACGTTATCAACTGCCGCTGCCATGCCGAGTACAAGATCGATTACATGACGGCAGCGGTGCGCTACGCCAAGGCCAAGAAGGAGGTCATGCTGTAATGGCGACGACCACTTTCACGGCACAGATTGCGAAATGGGCAGCGGACACGCCTATTTTCATCGAAGCCATCATCAAAGAGAGCGTGCAGGAAGTCGTGCGCCTGATGAAGGTGCCGGTATCGGCGGGCGGCAACATGCCTGTGGACACCAGCTTCTTGCAGAATTCGCTGGTCGGCGTGGCCGGGGCCTCGGTGCCACCGATTGACCCAAAGGCCGATGGCAAGACGACAGGTCCGCAGGTGGGCAACGCAGCGGCAATCGAGGCGCTGATCGCCGGGTGGGAGATGGGCACGCCCATCAGCTTCGGCTTCATCGCGGCCTATGCCGCGCGTCAGAACTACGGCTTCACGGGCACCGACAGCCTCGGTCGAAGCTACAACCAGCCGGGTCGGCACTTCGTAGACCACGCGGTTCAGCAGTGGCCTGCCATCGTGGCCAGCAATCAAAAGCGGCTCGCCGAGAGGTTGGCCTGATGGTGGCGGTGACCATAGAGGGGCGGATACTGGAAGCGCTGGTAGGGCACCTGAACACGCTGCCCGGCGGTCGCCGCGTCGTCTGGTCGAACGTCCAGTACCCGAAGAACGGGGAGTACAAGGACGACGAATATATCGTCGTCGGCTTCTCCCCCGGAACGCCCGAAACGGTTACCATCACCGCGACCGAGCAGAACCGGCACATGGGCATTTTCAGCTTGGCCGTCATGTGCCCGCTGAATGTCGGTGAGATGTACCCCCAAGAGATGGGTGGAACCATAGCGTCGCATTTCCAAGCAAAGGTGCTGACTTCCGGCAGCACCCGCGTGCGTATCACAGCACGACCAAGAGTAGCCGGGGGTTATGTGGACGGCGACCGGTGGCGAACCCCGGTTACTGTACCGTTCGAAACTATATCGGTATAGTGAAAGGAGCCTCAGATGCCTCTATACCCGGTCGCAGGTTGCAAATTCTATATCAGCACCAACCCGTTTGTTGAGTTGGCGGTGGATGCTGTTGCCGCTGACTTTTCAGCCGTGGTCTGGCTGGAAATGAAAAGCTGGACACAGATGGGGTCGTATGGCGACACTGCCCAGCTAATCACCACCGACCTCATCGGTGAGGGGCGCACCAAGAAACAGAAAGGGACGAAGAACGCTGGCACCATGGCCAATGTCTTCGCCTTGGCGAACACCGACACCGGCCAGTTGAAATCGATCACGGCAGCGGGGTCGATTTCAAATTATGCCTTCAAGGTCGAACTGAACGACAAGGTCGGCGCGCAGGTGAACAACAGCCTGCGGGAATTCTACGGGCTCGTCATGTCTGCGCAGGAAGCCGGTGGCGGCGCTAATACCGTGCAGACCCTGAACGTCACCATCGAAATCAATTCCAACATCGTCGCCATTGCGGCGGTCTGATCGGAGGGCGCAACAATGCCGCTTTACCCCGTCGCAGGGTGCAGGTTCTGGATAAGCACCAACCCGTTCACTGAGCTTGCGGTTGATGCCGTGGTCGGCGACTATTCCGGTGTCGCGTGGATAGAAATGAAGTCGTGGACGCAGATGGGCAGCTACGGCGACACGGCCCAGTTGATCACCACCGACCTGATCGGCGAGGGTCGCACCAAAAAGCAGAAGGGCACCAAGAATGCCGGGACGATGGCAAATGTCTTCGCCCTAGCAAACACTGACCCCGGTCAGTTGAAATCTATCGCGGCGGCACAATCGGTGCAGAATTATGCCTTCAAGGTCGAACTGAACGACAAGATCGCCACGCTCAACAGTACGCGATTGTTCTATGGGCTGTGTATGCAGTCTCAGGAAGCCGGTGGCGGCGCTAATACCGTGCAGACCCTGAACATGACCGTGGAAATCAACTCGAATATTGTCGCTACCGTCGCGACATAACGGAGGTCCGCTATGCCGCTGTACCCGGTCGCCGGTTGCAAGTTCTATGTCAGCAACCTGCCCTTCACAGAGCTTGCGCAGGACGCCGTGGCTGGCGATTACGGCAGCGTGACGTGGGTCGAAGTCAAGAAGTGGACGCAGATGGGCAGCTACGGCGACACTGCCCAACTGATCAGCACCGATGTCATCGGCCAGAGCCGCACGACGAAGCAGAAGGGCACGGACAATGCTGGCACCATGGCGAACGTGTTCGCCGTGGATGCGCTCGACCCCGGCCAGATCAAGATATTGGCCGCGTCCCAAGCCGTGCAGAACTATGCCTTCAAGGTCGAATTGAACGACAAGGGCACGGGCGGCGGCGCGCTCAACAGCACGCGCCTGTTCTACGGTCTGGCGATGCAAAGTCAGGCTGCGGGCGGCGGCGCGAACACGGTGCAGACCCTGAACGCCACCATCGAAATCAATTCCAATATCGTCAACACGGCGGCGACGCAGGGCACATTGTTGATGGCGACGATGCCAGATGGTCGTAAGGTGGAGCTTCAGGAAGGCGACGAGGTGCCGGAAGGGGCCACGGTGGAAGAGATACCGGAGCCCGAGCCCCCGGCAGAGCCTGTGCCTGAACCACCGCCTGCCGAATGACACGCAGGCGCAAACCGGGAGTGACAGACTTGAACGATGCAACGAAGACGGAAGCCGCGATGGAACTGTTCGACCTGTCGCGGTTCGACGCCATGCAGGCCGCGCAGGAAGCCGGGCTGGATGTCGATGTGAAAGACCCCAACGGGAAGAAGATCGGCTTCACGATCAAGGTGGCGGGGCCTGACAGCACGCGCCAGCGCAAGGCCATCGAAAAGCTGGCGAGCGAGCGCATGGCCAGCGACGATCCGACCCCGCTCACGGCACAGGAACTGTACGACCGGCAGACGAGGGGCTTGGCGTCATCCACGATTTCATGGTCGCCGTTCAAGGTGGACGGCGTGCTTCTGGAATGCACCGAAGAGAACGCCTATGCGATCTACGTCCGCTTCCCGTTCATCCGTGATCAGGTGGCCGAGCGGGCAGGGCGACGGTCGGCTTTTTTCACGTCATCGAACACAAGTGTGGAGTAGCGATCAAAGAGTGGGTCAAGGGGCGTAAGCCTGTCTTCCCGGATGTGGCCGAGTACCTGTTCGGCTATTTCCGGGAATTGTGCTGGACAAGGCGGCCCGGTTACAGCGGGCCGCTCAGTCTGGAATACCGGGAAATTGAAGCGTGGTGCAGGCTGACACGCAGGACGCTGGCCCAGTGGGAATTGCGAGTGCTTCTGGAAATGGACATCGCCTACCTGCAAGCGCTTCACGACAAGGACGAAGCGGAGAAGGTGCCGGAAGCGGCCATTCCCGGTGAAACCCTGTCGCCACGGCCCCTGACAGCAGAGCTTTTCGACAGCATCTTCAACAACGACAACCTGCCACGACACAAGCGGGGTGACGACTGATGTCCACCGCCGAGCTTGGTATTGTCGTCACCACGACTGGCGTCAAGGAAGCTGTCCCGGACCTTGCCAATCTGGCCGTTCAGACCGGGAAGACCGAAGCTGCTGTCGTCAGTCTTGCGCAGACCACCGCCACGCAGACGGCGGCGGCGGGCGCTTCCGTCACCAAGCTGTCCACGACCACCGCCGCGCAACTCGGCGCGACCGCCGCGCAGGCAGAGAGCTTCGGCAAGCGCCTTGAGCAGGCGCTGAACATCAAGACCCGCGCGCCTTCCAATGACGTGCTTGATTTCAACAAGATGTCGGCGGGCATCGACGCGCTCAGGAACAAGTACGCCCCGCTGCAAGCCGCCAGCGCGCAATATGAAAGGACCCTGACTGAAATCCGCATGGCCCAGACGCTGGGGGCCATCAGCACGGACGAGATGACCGCCGCGCTCAACCGGGAAACCATCGCCTTCCAGCGTTTGCAGGAACAACAGCAGAAGCTGGCAAGCCAGAGCGGCAAGCAGGGCGTGAACGACAATCGTGCGGGTGGGGCGGGCGGTGGTGCTACCGGTCGCGGCATGATGCAGACGAACCTGATGTACCAGTTTCAGGACATCGCGGTGACGACTGCCATGGGCATGAACCCGGCGATGATCGCCTTGCAGCAAGGCACGCAGCTTGCCGCCGGTATGCAGATGATGGGCGGTGCCAAAGAAGGCGTCATGGGCCTCGTTGGCGCGCTCAAGAGCATGTTCTCGCTTTCCAGCATGTTGCCCATCGTGGTGATCGGCATCGGCGCGGCGTTCATCCAGTGGGCCACCAAGGGCAAGGAGGAAGTCAAGTCGCTAGACGACGCGATGAAGCAGCATTCGGACACGATGAAGCTGCTTGATGACGTGTATGGCGACGTGGCGAAGAGCGCGAGCGATCTCATCACGACTGGGGGTATGGGTTTTGCGCTCAGCATGTTCAGTGCCGACAAGTCACAATTGGAGAAACAGGCCAAAGACCAACTGAAGATCATGACGGACGCTTTGAGCGGCCAAGGCGGCATATTGTCCACCATACTGATGGGTGGCGGCGGCAATATGCGGACATTTGAGCAAGAAGCTAAATCTAGTGGCTATGAACTTTACAAGGATGCTGTTGCTGAATTTATCGCTGGGGTGGCTGCGGGCACGCCCGATCTTGAGAAATTCAACGCTGAAGTTGACCGCTTGGCCGAAGCCAATTTGGCATTGGCCACTGACCCCAATGCTTTTATGAACCTTGCTGAGGGTATAAAGACGCTGGCTGCGGAAGCCAGTACTATTGAGGGTAAATTTGCAGCGTTCCAAGACCCCATTAATAGATTGATGGTCGGGTTCACCGATAAAAACCTGTCAGTCACTGTATTGCAAGAAATTATAGCTCAGTTCTTACAGATAGGTAGGGATAATGGTCTTGAAGAACAGGCCCGAGATGCAATTGTACTCGCCCAAGAACTTTTCAAAGTTCTGGATGCACTGAACCAGATTGAAACCGTCCAGAGACGGGCAAGAGAACTAAACGAAAATTTCAGGCGCAGCGAGGCGACATCAGACAGCGGTGTCCGGGGGTACAACGAGAGTGTCGAACGCGAGCGCGAGCGCGAGGACGCACGCATCGCTGCCCGGCGACAACAGACGGCGGCGCGCACCGACGCCGAGCGCATCGCGGCGGCCAAGGCCGAAGCGGCGGCGGCGAATATCGTCAAGGGTGCCCAGCGTGACCGGGAAATCGCCATCGCAGGTGAAGATGAAGCGCTGAAGATACAGCAGGAACACGCCGACGCCACCCGGACACGGACACAGGCGATGGACGACCTGCTGGCTAAGCAAGAACTGGAAATGGCGCTGATCGGCAAGACGGCGGGCGAGCAGGCCGCGTTGCGCGAAGAGTACCAGCGCACGTACGAATACAAGATGTATGCCCTTGAGCATGGCATCGAAATGGATCAGGCGGTGCTTGACCTGATCAAGGAAACAACTGCCGCTTATGGCGAGCAGGTGGACATGCTGAACCAGAAGAAGCTGGTTCAAGACCTGATCTTTGAGCGCTCGCTTATTGGGCTGAGCGCCGAAGAGAAGAGCATCGCGCAAAAGCTCCGGGGCACGGGCCTCAGCACGACCGGCCCCGAAGCGGATTACATGCGCGAGACGAGCCGACAGGAACGGGCAGCGGCAGACGCGCAGGAATGGCGCGACATGGGCCGCGCCACCGCCAGCGACTTTATGCACAGCATGTCGGACGCCCTCATTGAGGGTGGCGACGACATGGGCGAGGCCCTTATCAAGGCCATCGTCGGCGCGGCCCAGCGCACGCTGGACAAGATCATCGACAAGCTGATCAACCAGATTTTGGACGCCATATTCGGCGTTCCCGGAACAGGCGGCGCGGCAGGTCAAGGCGGCGGCTTGGCCGGGGTGGTCGGCGATGTCGTTGGCGATGTACTGGGCACAAATAATGGTGGTGGTGGCACTGGTGGTGTCGTCGGGGCGGTCATCGACGGGTTGAACCCATTCACGGCGGCGGCGGCTGGCAAGAACCCGGCGAACTATGCCCCCGGTGGTTATGGCGGCGGTGCTTTATCGGGTAGCAGTGTCTTGGGGCTGGCCCCTTATGAGGAGATGGTAGCGTTCGCCGAGAATGCGGCGAGAGTTCGCAACATAGACGTAGGTACTGCGGTTAAACTGATGAAGCATGAGGGGTTGCAGCCGGGCATATGGCAGTCGCTCGTTGGCAAGAAACAGGGTCGGCAGGAAACGTCCTATGGTGCCATGCAGCTTCTCAAGGGCGGCGGCCTCGGCGATGCCTTTGAAAGGGAAACCGGGCTAAGCGTTTCTGACCCAAGGACGTGGCGTCAGAACATCGAATTCGGTTTGAACGAAGCTGCCAGAAACAAAAGCTGGCAACCATGGTACGGGCGCGGCCCGGCCCGCATTGGTGTCAGGCAGGGTTTGGAAAATGCACGCCCGGTGCCATTGAGTGGCGCGTTCGGCATGGGCGGTGGTGGCGGCGTGGACGTTGCCGATGAACTGACCAAATCCACCAAGGCCGCTGCGGACGCGGCCACCAAGTCGGCCAGCGCACTGACCAGCGTCACCAAGGCGTCCACGGAAGCTGTCAGCGGCATCGGCGAGATGGGTTCAGTCGCAACCAAGGCGGCGAGCGCGCTGTCTCAGTTCCCGGCTGCGCCCTCGGGCGGCGGTGGCGGGTTCTTTGGCAGCATAGCCAAGATGTTTGGTGGCGGTGGCGGCTACAACAGCGCGGCGGGTGCGCTCATCAGCCCGCAGGCAAATGCGGCCATCATGTCTGGCGGTGGCGGCCTGTACCACAATGGCGGCATCGTCGGCATGGGCGGCGCGTCGCGGCGCTTCCCCAACATGATACCGTGGCTGACCGCGCCCCGGTTCCACGATGGCAATGCCAACCTGTTCGCGAGCGACGAATACCCCGCTGTCTTGCAGAAAGGTGAACTGGTCTACAAGAACAAGAGTGCCGCGATAGATAGCCTGATGCCTGAGCTTCTGGCTTCCTTCAAAGCAAGCGTCGTAACCGGGGAGGGTATTTCCAAGTTTCTCGGTTCGATAAAATCATTCGGCAAAAAAGTAGAAACAGCCGCTGCCTATGTCGATGATGGCACCGTCATCCGCTACAAGGGTTCCAACAAGGTCAATAAATATGGCGAGCTTGTTGACGCCAAGGGCAAGCTTGTCTGGGGCGCATCAGACCCGTTCATCGACACACCCGCAGGGCTGAAAGCCGACCCGCAGCCGGGCGGCTGGGACATGGGTGCATTCATGCGGACCTTTGAGAACGCGCCGCGCCTGCACAACGGCAACATCAAGAAGTTCGGGGCCGACGAGTATCCGGCGGTGCTGCGGCGGGGCGAGCCGGTGTTCCCATCGATGGCGTCGGCACAGGCCATGATGGGCGGCAACGCCTTCGTGAACGTCCACAACTATTCCGGCGCGAAGGTCACCACCCAGCAGACCAAGGACAACAAGGGCATGACCATCGACGTGATGGTTGACCGGCTGGTGGCTACCCAGATCGACCAGCGCGGCACGGCGTCGAACAATGCGATACGTTCCAAGTTCGCGGTCACCGAGAGATTGAGGCCGAGATAAAATGCCAGCGA